AATTCCAATATCTGGATCGTTGCCCAAATATGGTGCTTGTGGGATTGTAAATTCAAACCAAATTTTTGGAGTTAATTGTGCGTTTGGCGGTGGAAAAATTCTAAGCTGATTATTTCTTAATTCATATGAAAAGTGAGAATTTCTAGTGTAAATCGCATCTTCAAACATAATAGCTTGCATTTTGTTTTGCCAAGTTGGGATAACCTCAAATGTCGAATCATCTGAATATTGTCCATAGTTTGACAAGTTTCCGACAGAATTTAATCCGCCATAATAGCCATAAAAACGCCACATTGCATTTGGAGTTTTATAATAAACTTTTCTAACTTCAACTTTCTGGTTGCCCACGAGCCCAGCCCATGGAACAGAGTTGCCAGAGCCTGCATCAGTACCGGAAACAGAAGAAGCAGACAAAATAGCTTGCAAATCATAATCTTGTTTTTCTGAATCTGTCTTAAAAGACGCAGAGTAAATCGGTATGTTGCCTCCGACGCCAGCATCAACACCAACACCCTGTGCAATACGACGTGCATACGCGAATTCAAATCGAGGGAACCTTTGTTGTACGCCAGTGCCAGAAAGCGAAGAAGATAGATCACCAGCCAATAGCTGCCCATCTTCGTCAAAAGAGCCTGTAGTTGTTCCAAGCAAATCAGAAAGTACGTTTTTAGCTTGGTGAGTGTTTATAATATAAGAATACTCCAAGACAGCTTCTTCGTAATTTGCGTAAACAGTGGCTGCTTTAATTTCAATATCCAAAACATCGCCACCTAATTTTTTATAGGTATAGGCAACTTGATCTGCGGCGCCAGATAAAAAAGCAGTTTCTGATGCATATACCCCTAAAGGCAATGCCGAAGAAACATCAGACGCAGTACCAGTGACAGGCAAAACAATAATAGATGTCTGCTGTTTTGGTGTTAATGTGGGTTTTGACATACATTATCCCTCCGATACTATAAATAGTAAGTCAAGAGAGAAAAGATTATTCTTTGTCTGCAGCCTTTTTGGCTCGCGTTACACGCTTTCTAGTAGCCGTTTTCTTGGGCGCTGGGGCTTCTGCTGCTTTGGCTTCTGCTGCCTTTCTAGCCTCTTCTGCTTCCTTTGCTTTGGCTTCTGCCGCAGCCTGCGCTGCTTTGGCGGCATCTAGTTCTGCTTGTTTCGCTGCCATTTCAGCATCATGCCTACGTTGTTTGGCGAGCATTCTTCTTTTTCCAGACATATAAAAAAACTCCTATTTTGTATATAAATAGTGTGTAAAGACAAAAAAAGCCACTGTAAACACAGTGGCTTTTAGAAGCTATCAAATATTTGATTATGATGCGTCAGGTGGTACCATAAAGCCAGTAAATCTGATCAACAGTTTACCAGAAGCAATAGCTTGTCCGTCGTCAATACCACCAGTCATTGATGGCACGGTGATTCCAGATGCATTTTGTGGATCATCCACCAAGAAGTTTGCATTGTTGCTTGTTGCACTGACAGCACTGTTGGTAACTAGCACCGTTGTGGCTGTCGGATTTGTAGCAGTAAACGTGCCAGTTGCATCAGAAGTTGCACCAATACCATTCTTCAAGCTTGTAGCTAAATCTTCAGCACTTGTGAGTCCATCTATTCCGAATTTTCCATTAGTAGTTGCAGTTTTATCTAATGAATCATCGGCAACAACATCAACAAAAGTAGCATCGTGCTGGCTCAATCTAATTCTAGTGATACCACTTACTACCTTAGTATGATCTGCATCACCACAATCAATCGTGGCACTTGCCTTTTGACTAGTTGCATTACCAGCGGTGATATAAATAAACTTGTTCTTTAAGTCTTCTTCGTTAGTAAAGCCAGAACTCTTTACCGCCAATTCATTCTTGCCGAGATCTGATAAGATATCTGTCTTCATCCTAGTGGTGCTTTGGGCATCTGTACCCAGAGAACCGGCATTTCCACTTGAGGCATCGCCGTCGAGAACGCCGTCACCAGCAAAACATATATCGAAATCCGTCAAAGTTCCGTCAGATCCTGCCTCTAAGCAAATAGTCTCGACTGAAGTTACTACACCGAAAACATCATCTGTAATCTTACAAACGTATGATGCGCCTGAGCCGTTACCAATTGGATCGTCTTGGGCAAGTGCTTTAGTTTTCAAAGAGGCAGCAGAAGCTCCCAAATCCAAAACTATATCAGTAACTACTTTAAACCCTTGTCGATGTTGAGTTGCAGAAATAATTGCATCCGACATGACACTACTAGCACCAATGCTCTTCAAAATACCTTTCTTTTCAATTGCATATAGCCTTTTTCTTCCTAATCTTTTAATTCCCATTTTATTATCCTCCTTTATGATATTATTATAAAAAATTAATTAGGCGTCTGCCGGTACTTCATAGCCATGCAAGTAGATAAGCAACTTTCCTGCCGTCATTGCGGCTTCGCTCCCTGAACCACCGTTGGTGACATAAAGATAGTGCTCACTAGATGCAGTTTGTAGTGTTGAAGCGTCATCAATATCAAATGAATCATCTAAGCCTTTAGCGTCCAAGCCTGTGATTCTAGCAGTTGCTGTACCTGTTCCCTGCACTAGTGCTCCGGCGGCAGTTGCAACATTGACTTCGTTACCAGTAATTCCACCACCAACAGCCTGTTCCATAACTACTGCTCTGATTTCAGTGATAACACCAAACTTCGCAACTGTTAATCTAGTGATATGTGCAGCGGCTCCGTCGGCTGCAATCGCAGCATCGTCCTCTTGTCCGCCAAGCATCCCGGATGCACCAAGATCAATCGCAATCTCTGTGATCATCTCTTGTCCTTGTCTGTGCTGAGTTGCAGAAACAATGGCATCTTTAATTCCGGCTCCAGCTTCAAGTGAAACCTTCTGCCCTTTCTTTTCTACTCCGTAAAGTCTTTTACGTCCTATTCTTCTATTTCCCATAATAATTTCCTCCTTTATGGTTATTGCAATAACTCTTGTTTACGCTTCGAAATTCATTCCAGCCACTTCGGAATGGTTTCTTTTCAAGGGCAGTGGCCTCGCCCAAGGAGAATAAACTCAAGTTGTAATAAATAGTTTTTATATAAACAAAAAGCCCCAAACTCTATAGAGAATGGGGCTTTAAATTTAGCGAATGCTTATCTAATCAATGATTAGCTTGCACCCTCTCCACCAAGGAGATCGCGGATAACAACAAGTCCGTACATATCAGGACGAACCATCTTCTTCGCATAGCGAGTCATGACGCCCTTACGAGGTACGAAGTCTTCCGTTCCGAAGATCGTAGGAGTAACTTGGAGAGGAACGTATGGGGCATACACATATCCACTTTCGAGGAAAGAGTTGCCTTTACGCCCAACAAGTACTACGTTTCTTGGGAAGTATGGATCAACCATAACGTCGAACTTCTTAGAGATAGATCCAACGTTCACAGCACCAACGGTACCCTTGTCGTCTGCATGAGAGACATTGGCACGGAATCCAGAGGTAAACTCAAGGATGTTGGCGACTTCTGGAGAGCAAACAAGGAAGTTTGCGCCACCACGAAGTGTCTTTCTGTGGATTTGAGCCGATACGTCATTGATGGTTTCGATCAGAGTCTCGTACCATTCGCTAACAGTTCCGGTGAAGTCAGGAGCAGCAGAAGCAGCACCAAGTTCAGCACCAGTATCCTTCTTAACGAACAATCCGGGAGATCTACTCCAGTAGTAAGTAGCAGCTTTTGCACCAGCAATAAGATCTGCAAGAATCTCTCTATCGATCTCAAGAGCAATTTGCTCAGAAAGGATAGAAGTCAACTCAACCTCAGCGTCAAGGTTGTGGTATGCGTTGAGATCTTGTCCCAACTCAGGACTCCACTTAGCCTTGAGCTTCTTGGTGCGAGCAGTGACGCTCACAGAGTCAACTTGGATCTCGATTTCTGGGATCTCATTGGAAGCCTCAAGTCCCCAGTTGTCAGTACCAACAACTGCTCCAAGAGCATTTGAAGATCCAGCATTTGCAGTTCCACCGAAGTCATCAGCAATCTTTCCAACAAGTGAAATTTGTCCGTCAGCAGTACCAAGAGCAGTAGTTTCGCTGCTCATGTCTGAGTCGGCAGTGAATACAAGAAGAGCTAGAGTTCTCGAAGATCCGGAATATTGAGTCAAGCGACGAACCTGAGTCAAGTCAGAAGTACCAAAGTCAGACAAGTTGGCATGCGAAAGCAAGCCGTGTCCAGCGTCAGTAGTACCAGAGCAAACAACTAGGTTGGCTAATCCGCCTTCCGTGGTATCAAACTCTGCCAGTTGAGAATCACTAGTATCTACACTGTACACAGTCACATATGTTCCAGAAGCAATATCTGGATCAAAGCGAAGTACCTTGTCCATAGTGCCATTGTCACCAGCTTGTCCAGCTAGAACGTGAGCGATTTTGGAACCACCTAAATCATTTGCGTCAATTGATGCAGTTGGAGACGAGTAGCCGGTTTGGAAACCATATGGCTGCTTGTCTTCATCAATCGACACACCGCCAGTGATGGCTTGGCCGAGCACTCCTTGTCCGTAGATCGATGCATCTGCCTCATAATCAAGAATTCGATCAGCGGCTGCATTATTTCGATCTCCACCGAAGCGGAAGTCAAGGAAAAAGATCAGTCCAGAAGGCAAGCTCATGGGCTGAACGCTAACAAGATCATTAGCAATAAGTGAGCCGAATACACGACGCACGATTGGGAATGCTACAGCGGCGAAACCTTCGACGTCTCCAGCACTCATTAAGGAAGCCTCACGAAGAAGTTCCTTAGCTTGGTTCTCAAGAAGAGAAGCCATGTTATTCTTGGCATAATCAGAATCTAATCCTTCTAAAAGCCCAGTGCGTTCCCATTTGTTTAATAGTGCTGCACCTTCTTTAGCTAGATCTCTTCTGACAATACCTTCTGTTAATTTTTCAACAATAGACATTTTAAAAATCCTCCATTAATATTGTCTTATTTGATCCCTGCGAGTCTTTGCATTCTCGTCAAGGCACTTTCATTGAGAGTCTCCCTTTGCGGGGTTCGTCTCGGCAATGTAGTTGATCGCCCAGATTGTCTATTAATGGCTTCGCTCAGTGATTGTGGTGCAGACTTATTTGCTGCCACTGTGCTTTGAAGGGTTTCATAGATTGTCTTTGCTTCATCTACGGTATGTGCATTAGTCAGGGCTTCGACAATTTGTTTCTTTTGTCGCTCATTCAGGGAGGCACTGATAAGTACACGATTTGAATATAGTAACTTTGCGTTAGTGATAACTGATTCTTCCAGTTTGTCTTTTAATTGCATCGTTACCGATTTAAACTTTTTATTTTCTTGTCTGAGGTGTTTGACTTCTTCCTCTAGCTCGCCTAGAGTATCTTGAAGTTCTTCATTTTCTTCTTGCGCCTCATCTGACATTGCTTTAGCTAATGCCATGTCGATTGCGGCTTCATAATCAACTTCTGGCGCGCCACCAATCTGTCCATGGGGCTGTGGCTTATAATCCACATTCAGCGCTTCCGCAACCATTCTTTCTAAATCTTCTAAATTGTCAGGCAATTCTAACTCATCATCATCGTCAGTTAAGCCCAACTCTTCCTCGTCTGACAAATCTGCCAATTGGGAAAGATCAACTTCGACTTCCTCGTCATCCATTTGATCTTGGAAATCTTCTAATTTGGGATCAATAAATTGTCCAACATCATTCTGTTCTGCATCACGCAAAAACTGTGCCAATTCTTCTGGGCTGATGTTGATATCGATTGTTTCACCCTCATCTGGAGTCGAAAAGTTAGTTTCTCCATCTTTGGAGGTAATCGCCTCGCCTTCCATATAAGAAGGGGGAATAACATTTTCTTCTTCAAATGTTGTTGGCTCTGCCTCTTCTTCGGCAGCGGGTTGAGCGGGTTCTGCGTCTGGAGCGGCAGCTTCCTCTTGCTCTAACAAAGAATCTATGGCAGTTTTAACTTCACTCGAATATTTTTCAAGAATCAACTGCTCGGCATTCTTGAGGGCTGCTTCTTTTAAGTTGGCAGCGTCAACAATTGCTTGTTTCAATAATGACATTATATAAAACTCCTAATAAACGTTTATCGTAAATAAATAGTCAGAATATCTAGAAAACGCAAATATTAATTATTTGACGCACACTTAGATGATTATTCTTACCAAGTACTTAAAGCTACTCTTTTCCAAGTATCTGTTGCGACACAAATGTATAGATAATTTGCATCCCAACGAATCTCTCCTTTCATGCCAACCGATGACGCAGAGCAGGGAGTACCAGCATGCCGTATTCTTATCGCTTTCGCATCAACATCTATTCCCGGCTCGTTGGAGTCTGCTTGGCTAACATATTCAGTTACAGTTCTAGCTAAAAGCGAGAATTCGTGCTCATGCTGAAGGGTGAACGAATTAGAACCAATTGAATCATCCAGATCGATGTCGCCACTAAGAGCATCACCGGCACTGAAACCTGCGTTGGCAAAATCTGGCTCATATCCTAATTTAAACCAAGAAACAATCGATGAGGCTGCACTGTGCGTTGACGGATCTATATAATTTCCAGCGTTATAGATTTCTGCCACTTCGCAATCAGAAAGTAACTTATCCCAAAAAACAACATCTTGCATCGCCGTGCCATCATCTAAGTAAATAGCAACATCATCAATGGTGGCTGCTGTGCCTCCAACTGCAGTATATCCAGTGCCATTGAATTCGTCTCCGTTAACCCACAATCTGGGTACGCCAGAGGAAAGATTCGCAACATCAAAATGCGCAACTATGTGATACCAATTTCCTTCTTCTAGGTTTGTATCAAATTCTGCATAGTCATTTGTGCCGGCATGGTTTTCGTATTGTACTTTTATATCTGGCACTCTTAAATCTAGCATGTGGTGCTCTCCTACGCCGAAAAAGACAATTCTAGAATTTGTAGACATGGGATCAGTATTTGTGTCATTGGCATAGAACCAGCAAGAAACTGTAAAATTATTGTTAGATAGCCCGGTAAAAGATGTATCACGAAGAACGGCTGTAGATGTACTGGTGCCTTGAAGAGCGTTTTTCACAACACTATTAGTTCTCTGCTTAACCAATACGGCTTGGTTATCAATCACAAGTCTTTCTGATCCGCCAGTCGCGATTCTAGCATCGTTGTCTTGGAATCGAATATATGTGTCAGTATCATTTCTGTGATAGATATATTCCCCAACTGCCATATTGCCGCCGATCTCTAACTTATAACTGGGGTTACCCGTTCCAATTCCTATTCTGCCATCAACTATAAGATTATCCTGTGTGCAAAAAGCAACAGATGATGTTATGTTGGTATTTGCAACTACAAGCCTTTCTGCTCCGCCAGTTTCTATTTTCACAGTGTCTGCTTCAAAGTCAATGCCTGTATCTGCATCGTCCTCAAAATTTATATCTCCGAAGCCTCGGCTTCCTTTAGAAAGTTTATACGCCATAGATAAGTTCTCCTTTATTATATAAATAGAAAAGGCTGGGCAAAAAGCCCAGCCTTGTAAACCTACAGTGTCTAAAAAATATTAGACAATTGCAAATGCACCAGTGCCTTTGTAAACCAAGTCGAATGATGCTTTTGGCGAAGTAACTCTCAAAAGAGGAGCTGTTGAGTTGCCATCAATTGAACATGCATCTGAGCCTGATCTTTCAAAATCGATATAGTCAGTCGTGCTGACTGGGCCGTTTGATGATACGTTAAGCTTAACAGAGATGATATCTCCGGCGACTAAAGAAGCAGTGCTGGGAAGCAATATTTCAGATTGCCCAGCAGTACCGTGCAATGTAGTAATAACATTGATCTTCTTTGGAACCAACACTTTGTCGTCATTCGATGCGCTAGCATCTTTGTTTACAGGCGCAAAGTTAAGATTCCCGCCGGCACCCAAGCCGGTAAGTGCAGAGCCGTCACCAACAAGAGAAGCCTGTCCAGCAACACCAGCGGTGTCATTTCCGTTTCTAATAACGACATGAAGTCCTTCTGTAGAGCCGGAGTGAAACTTAAGTCTAGCACCATGGGCACCAGCGCCACTACCAAAGATAAATGAGCCGGTTACTGAAGCAGCCGTGGACTCTGCAGAATCAACTGCGATTGAATCCCAGACTTCAACATCGGCATCAAAGCTGATGTCGGCACCAGTGTGCGTAATCGCACCGGTGACATAAAGATCTCTACCGACTGTCGATGCCGCGCCAAAGGTGGAGTTTCCAGAACCAGAAAAAGCGCCTTCTCCGGAACCGCCCCAGTTTGCTTTTACTTGAAGCGCCGCTGATGCGTCTCTCATTTCAAGCCCCCAGTTAGAAGCCGCGTTATCGGAACGATTTCTAATTGTAAATTGCGCAGTGTTGGATCCCACGCCAAGCTGTAATGCTGCTCCAATATTGGGGTTTCCACCGCCACCATTGAATTCATGCAACATTGCCTGTTCTCCGCCGGCATCGTTTGTCATATTCAAGACTATGCCATTGGTGCCTGTTGCCTTGTCGATTTTAGTTACGCCAGAAACAGTGACTGTTGGGCTAGCTCCTGCTACCGTTAAGGTTGAGCCGGTAATATTTTGCGCGTCAATATCTCCAGCTTCTGCATCGAGATCTGTTTTAATCACAACAGAACCGCTGGTGTTGAATTCACCTAATTGAAATTTATAAGCCATATTTAAACCCTCCTAATTTTGTTTTCTATGCTTATCACAAAAGAGAATATATTAAAAACCTCTTCGCAGGTAATTAGTGTCCTCATTTAGTAAAAGTATGACACTGATATTAAAAAGGCTGGGACATTGCCGAAGCGCCATCCCAGCCACAATATCATGATAGACTATAGTCTAGAAAATGTGCCAATTGTTACCATGCAAAATCAAAGTAACAGAAGCTTGTGGGCCGAGAATAATGGACTCTTCCCCGTCAATTCTAACTGCGGAATCTGCATTATCTTGATTTCTACGAATAGTAGCATTATAGGCAGCATTGCTGTCTGTTCTCTTGATAATAAGTCTAGAGCCATCCGCAACTTGCGAAGCGGCGCCGTTGACTATCGGCAAATTAAAATTGCGACTAGCATTAAGACTGATTGTGTGGAAAGCTTTTGTAGAATCTATATTCTGATCAGATCCCGGATTACTGAAGCTATCTCTAGTATATACCAGTCCAGAAGCAGCAACGCCAGTTAACTGTGCGCCATCGCCACGCCATGCTGATGCACTAATTGGCATCAAAGTAGAGTCATCAGATTCTGCAACTCCCCATGCATTGTTGAGCATGATTACCTGTGCTGCCGCTCCGCCTTGTCCGAACTTGAGTCCGGATCCGTTTCCGGCGGCAAGATTCAATTGCACAGCTAGATCCGTGGTTTCCAATTCAGCCAAAGTAATGTTATCGGCACCGTCGCCATAAGTAAAGAGATTACCAGCAACAGTCAAGTTTCCACCGAAAACGCCGTTGCCGCCGGCAAGATAATCTTTGGTGGTGGTAACTCCAGCATCATCTAGATCAACTGCTGCAGCCGGGGTTCCGCCATTCCAGTCTTTCAGAATAACTGCGCCATGAGAATTAACTCTTCCGATAGTCGCGACAACTTTATCAACAGAAGAAGATAAAAAGTCTAATCGTCCTGTATTGGCGGTGACATATCCTTTGAAAATTGGCTGCGTGTTGCCAGACATTTCTAATCCACCAGCAGCTGCGAAAGTGCCGGCTGTAGTAGCATCCATTGTAACGGCGGTAGCATCGGAAGAGCCCGGAGTACCTCGGACGTCCATATTTGCAGCAATAGTATAAGTTGAGCCGGTAATATCACCGGTAACCTCTACATCGCCACCTACATTTGTAGTTCCGCGCATGTGCGCCGAACCTATTTGAAATTTATAAGCCATATTTAAACCCTCCTAATTTTGTTTTCTATGCTTACTTAAAACAAAAGAGTATTTTTAAAAAACCTCTTCGCAGGTAATTAGTACCTTGAAAGTGAAAAAGACTGGACAATAGCCCAGTCTTTAAAATTCACATGCTCACATTAAACTTGGTATTATACAAGTCGAAAGTCAGAGCCATCACAAATCATTTTAACAGAACCATATGCATTCTCAATTTTAACTGAGGTTTCGCCATCAATGGTATCACTACCAGCCCTGTTGATTAGAATATGATTTGTTGCGGTGGTTGCTGCCATAGACTTAACAATGTAAACTTTCCCACTATTACCAGAAGAAGCCGGCATCGTTAAAGTAATCACTCCACCAGCAGCATTTACAAAGTTTATTCCTTCGGCAATAGTGCCGTTGCCACTGTGGTTAGTGACGGTATATTTATAGTTTCCAGCGCTAATGCCAGTAAGTGCAGATCCATCGCCATAAAACTTAGAAGCTCTAAGCATGGCATCACCGCCCATGGTTGCATCTGTGAAATTCACAAGCTTAGGATCACTACCAGCGGCTTGTTTGAATGTAATCGCCATGCCGTTTGAGCCTGAGAAAGAGGCATTGTTGACACCCGCGTCGTTGGCTCCATTATCTTTAATTTTCACTTCATTGCCGGTGATGTTCACATCAGTTGCTCTCAACTGAACAGTACTTCCGTTAACAGCGAGATCGCCAGCAACACTAAGATCGCCTCTGACATAAAGATCTTGTCCACAAGTCAATGCTCCAGAGCCAGAAACTAGTCCAGATTGCCCCAAAATTTGAAAATCAATTCCAGATGAATCACGCAAAAGCATGTATGCGGATCCATCGGTTGAAACAGTGCCGTCATCAACTCCC